CCAGTTCATTCGCTTTCCGTTCAATTTCTTCATACTCTTTTTTATCCATCTACTTTTCCTCCACTAAATCCTAAGTTACATCAATTTTTCCACTCATCAGATCCGGAATCAGTGCATCCCGCAATTCAGCCAAATATCTATTTTCTTGCTGATTCAGGTAATATATGTGCTGTTTCCATGTCTGCATAATCATCACCAAGATGCTTGACAGAATATCTTTGCTGTTGTTCTCAAATCGGATTTCGTTTTTATTCTTTGATGTTGAAAAATAATTATCTTTTTCAAGCTGTGGTGCTCCCAATTTTACAAGCATTTCATTGAGTCCTGTATCTTGCTGATCATTTTTGTACATTTCGATATCGAATCCCATTCCTTTTGCCAGACTTTCATTGATTGTGAGCTTGCATGCGTTTTTTTCTCTCACCACCCTGTTTAGGTCCTCTACTATATCTTCATAGCTCCTATGCTTTACTTCCTCTTCCTGTATATCGAGATAGTGACTCGCCAAAAGAGAATATTTATCCTCTTTTATTTTTTCAATGCTTACTGATTTGCAAAAATCAGGAATACTTTTTCTTTCCCTGATTGCATCCAGCACATCTTCCATTATTTTTTCCGGAATAACCTTTATTTTTTTCTGATAGATTCTGTTAGTATGAGAGGTTCCACCATATTGCCCTTTTTGATCTCTGATTTCCTCTACATATCTATTCCTAATGTCTATCATTTCCGTGGTTACATGTTCTTTGTTTTTGTCCAAAACAATAATACAGGTTCCCACCCCAGTGGACTCAAACATGTTGTCCGGGCAGATAATCACCGCTTCTACCAGGTTTTCCTCTACTAACCATTCTCTTATTGCCTTTTCCTCCTTTTGATTGCTGCTCATTATAGCGGCTGGCAGAAGGAAAACACACCTGTCATGTTTTTCCAGTCCTGTTAGTACAAATGCATAATTCGCATTATTTGCAGGTGGCACTACATAACATTTAGAAAATCGTGGTTGTATCTGTGCGAATGGCGGTATTTCCCATTTCATGTTATACGGTGGATTTGATATTAATGTTTTCTTCATTTTCATATTTCCGTAAATCTCCCGAATTTTTTTCCTCTTGCGATTTTGTATGTGTGAAATACTTCCTGTTTCAATACATCTGAATGATATACTTTACATTCAATATTTCTAACTGCCATATTGAACAGTAGAAATGGCATTACCTTGCTGTCATATTCATATAATTCAAATTTTTGGTTCTTGTCCATATTCCATTTTTGAATTGTCAATGCCCCTGATCCAGCGCACATATCTGTAACTATATCTGATTTTCCTGCAAGTTTTCCCATAAACACAGCTAAGCTCTTAGGTGTATAATCCTGCATTTTTTCCGTTCTATCTGCATGGTAATACTGAAAAATCATTTGTAACCAGTCGATGCTCAAATCTTTTACATTCTCACAAAATTTTTCATACACTGTCTCATCATTATTTTGAACTGCAGCCAGCAATTTCTCTGGCAGATCTTCGGTTGTCTTCGCATCAAATAATCTCAGTACTTTATTTGTAAGTTCCTGTAATTCCATCCCTGCTGCCTCCTTTACCATCCGATGATACAGTAACCCTGCATCAGTCCATATTCCGGTACATCCCGGAGCACATACCGGATCCTGCGTACTTCTGTCCGGCCAGTGTATTCTCCGTTTTCCCACTCCATTAAGATCAGGACATCTCCCGGCTGTACATCATCTTCATCTTTTCGCAGCTCAAAGTTCTTCTTTTCCTCCCGGACTGCCTGAAAGTACTGTGGCAGGATTTTCTTTTCTATTGTTTTCATTTTTCTTTTTGCCTTTCTTATAATTGTCAGGGTTGTAATCTGGATTGAATAAGCTAAGTTTTTTAGTGAGATTTTCTCTCTTCTGGTCCTGTCCGTATGTAGCTCTCATGTCTTCCACTTCTGCTCCCTGATGCTCTATTCCCATTGTTAATAAGTCGCCGTAAGAAAAGCACCTTGTAAATCCAGTCTTGCGGTCTCGTGTCTTGATCGTGCGCGGATAAACCGCTATCACCTCATATTCCCTGGTCTCACTGATAAATCGGTGTTGTCCCCGTCCGCGGGTCTCCAGCGGCTCCTCGATGGACTTGTGCTTTGTCTTAATTATGTCGCCTATATGTATATTATGGATTCGCGGCGCAGGATCCGGCAGAAGATTGCCGTCCCAGTCCTTATACTCCTGCATTGTTGTCTCCTTCCTGGACGGCTGCTGCCTCTTGGTATCAGCGGCCGCCCCGTGGCTTCGTTTACAGTGTCTATTGTGATTCACTTTATCCAAAAGGCTTATTGATTTTTCTGGGCTGCCAGTGCTTTCTGTACGGCAGCATAGTAATTATTCACTCCTGCAATCAGGATCTCCGTCTCGGTCTTTGCCATTTTTTCGGCGCAGTATTCCAGTCGCCGCTTTTCCTCCGGCGTCATCCGGATGATCTTGCTTATTGTTCTGCTTTTCATCTCTGCGCTCCTTTCGTGTATATACAAATTTGTATATACATCATCCCCACTTGTTATAGGTCAGGGCATCCTCGCTCCAGTCCGGATAATGGTCCTGCAAATACGCTCGGAAGAGTTGCAGCATCTCCTCCCGTCTGCCCTTGTTTCCGTTATCCAGCATCTCATGGTGACTCTGGCAGCCCAATGCACCATTCTGTGGGATCCCGAGTCCGCCGCGTGATCTCGGGATGTAGTGCATGATGCTCTGCAGCTGCTGTCCGTACCAGGTGACATCTTCCATGTGATATCCCATGCGGCAAAAGATACACTGATACAGATCCCGCTCCTTAATGATCTGCCGGGAGGCGGCATTAAACTCCCTCGCTCTCGCCTGTTTCGACATTTTCGCCATCCGGTCCGCCCCCTTTGCTGAGTTCTTCCAGCCGGTCTAAGTATCCGGAGATATCAGCCAACTGCTGTCTGGCGGCGGCGATCAGATCCATCTCTGCGTATCGTACCAGATTCTCCACAGCTCCACGTAAGGACTGCAGATAAGCTGACCGCTGGTCCTCGGTATCCGGGCAGTATTGCGGAAAGTCATTTTCGATATCGGTCTGCCCAGGTACCTGTTCTTGCGATCCCATGGTGTCGGCATTCTGATTATCCTGGTCAACTTTCCCGGAAGACGAGTCATTTACCTGTGTTTGCGGCTCTTCCGGTGCCGGATCCGGTGCGGCTCCCGGGATGGTCATCTGCTCCGGCTTCTTTTCCGGTTCCTTGGGCTTTTTCTTTTCGGTGTTTGCTTTGGTCACACGGGATTCCTTACGCTTTTCCGGTTTCTTTTCTTTCGGAGTCTCATCCGGTTGCACCGGTGCAACTTCCGGTTCTTCCGGAGTCATGTTCTCGCAATATAGCATCTTGTACTGCTCCTCAGGACTGCTGCCTCCATTAAGCAATTCTTCTACTTCATAGCAGATATCCTGTGGTATGTACTTGCTCCGCTCCAGCGTCTTCAGGTTGATTACCGTGGCACCGTCAGAATTTATAATGATCTGTGTCCTGCGCTCTCCCGGGATCCGGACGGTGTACACCGCATCCCCTTGCGGTATCAGTGCATCCATAATTGATGCGCTACGCGGATACTGACCCTTATTGCATATTTCCCACAACTTCCGGAAGAGATTTTCCTGTTCTTTCCCCAACTGCCATAGGTTCCTCTTTAGGGGCGATCCCTCTGGCGGAAGTATAGACCAGTCCGTTACGGCTGCTGCCTCTGCCTTCTCGATCTCCACCTCAATATCCGTGACCTTGCTCTCAGCATCCACCTCGTCCTTTATGTCCTGAATCTCTGCCTTGGACAACGTAGGCGGAAGTACCTCGTTGATCTCGTCGGGGATCTGCAACATCAAGGTAAGTTTTGCGTATCCAAATCCCTTGTAGCTCGTGAGCAGATGATCAGAGTAGCCATCCTCAGAAAATCTGTCATTGATACTGATAAAGCGGCTTACCTGTGTCTTATCTATGCCATATTCCGCTTTGGCAAAGTCCGTCACTGTTGCATATCCGCTCTCTGCCAGGATATTTGTATCTCTGGCCACCTTGAGCAGATAACCGATCTGCACAAAGTCCTCCGCCGTCCGGGTGAGGACTGCATCCAGCTCCTGTTTATATTCCTGATATGTTTTTTGATAAATGATATGTTCCATTACCTGTCTCCTTTTAATAGACTTTTGGTGCTCTCTGAATAAATCTCTCCTCGTATCAGACTCAACATGATATCTTCCCCGAATTCTTCCACCTTGGCCTCTCCGCCGTGTACTTCCAGTACGTCATCTATGGGTACTGCGATTGCAGGCATTCCTGCACATGTCCGGAGCATTATTTTGCTTTCGTCAATCTCATCTACTCTTGCATGTGCCCATTTTATATCTCCGTCTGCCCGGAATCGGAACAGATACACCCCGCGCTCCTTCACTGTTATCCCATTGATTTCACATTGCCTTTTCTCTGTGTCTGCAACAAAATACATTCAGATTACCTCCATCAGATCTTCCGCTAGTCCTTTCAGGACTACAGTATTATTTTTTGCCTTCAGTTCTTCTATGTTTTTTTGGCGCAGGATTTCGCTCTGTGCCGCATACTCATGATCCTGCTTGCTCATACGCTTGCGGATTACTTTCTGCCACTCACGGAGGAACGGCTTGATCTCCTCTATGCCCGGTTCTTCGTCATAGGCTCCCCGGTGCTGGCGGATTGTACCGCCCGGCTCCACCTCGATCGTGTAAAAAGGCTTGTCCGGAGACTCCTGCTGCCTCAAGAAGCAGATATAGGTCTCTCTGCTGACTATCCGGTCAAAATACCTCTCTGTATTGCCTACGCAGTGATGTAGTGCCATGCCCTCTGCCGTGATCTCCATAAAATCCCTAGGAACCACAATGCAATAGGTGTCATTCTGATACTCAAACTTCTCACTGATCTCGGAAAGGATATCCTCATATCCCGGATACTTATCCCTCATTTTCTGTGCCTGCCATGCGGCTTCTCTTGCATCCCGTTTCCGCTTGATTTCTTCCCGTCGCAGCTCCATCTCTGCATTGACTTCATCGTGTCGGCGCTTCAATTCCCTGGGACGGTACACCAGGGCATCCTCCATGTGTTTCCCTAAATCCATTGCCATGCTGAGATAATCCTCGTACTGATCCCAGACTCCCGCTATGGTTCTGCTGGGATAGCTTTCTTTTTTCTGCCTGTTGATGTAATTCATTAACTGTTCCGGTGTCAGGTATTTTCCCGCTTCCGACTGCAGATAGTTATTCGGTTCGATCTTATTTTTTTCTGCCCAGGATATGTACTGCTCTGACAGTTTCCTGTTGTTGAGGTTGGACCACTGCAGCCAGCGCAGCATACACATTCCGCCATCTGCCTGTCTGAGGCGGTTGATCAGCTGTTTATCATCTATCTGCAGGATCTCTTCTACGCTTTCCCCGGATACATCAATCGTGCTTCCAGAATATCCTCCCCAGTAGGTGATGCACTGTGATAGTTCATCCAGCAGGCGGTAAAAACGTCCCTTTGCCATATATTCTGCGATACCGGTAAACTCTCTGTTACTTTCCACCATGAGACCGTTATAGTGCGCTTTTATTCCCATCTGGGCAAGTTTCGGAAATACATCTGTCCATGCCTCATATGCCGTTCCATGTAATCCGGCCTGAATACCTTCTGTGTCCGGATACAGGTAGGCGCTGTGCCATTTTCGGTTGCTGTTGTTTCCGGTGCTCCATCCCGGCCAGTACTGGCTCCCATAGTAATAGGTTTTCATGATATCCTTTGCTGTGTTCCGCAGCATCATCAGTCGGATGTGCTCCTCCAGCTCCGTGGTTCTTGTTCCGTATCTGTCCCACTCCACTTTTACCTTAAAGTGCCGCTCCACTCCCTGTTTATCATCCACGTTATGGATCATGGTAAGCCAGTCCGTTGTAACGATGAATATATCCGCTCTCTTGTCCACGGTCAGGAGATGTCCGCACAGAGGACAGGTGATCTGCTTCCTGTGTTTCACCGGGACACCTGCTGCCTCCTCCTGGAAATCTCCGCCGCATGCCGTGCAATGGCAGGTCTTTTTCTGCTTGTCATAAAAAGCATACTGCAGATCACCTACCATCTGCTCTGTGATCCAGTCATATACTGCTTTTCCCGGTTTTGGACATTTGTCCATTAATCTACGGATGCGCTCCTCCTTACTGTTTCTGGCCTGTTCCCGCTTTTCTGCGTTATAGTCTGTCTCCATCCGCTCTATGCGCTGCAATACATCTTTTACCCAATCCTTCTTTTCTCTGGTAAGGATATCCAGTTCCCTGATCTGCTCCGGTGTCAGCCATTCTTTCTCTTTCAGCCGATAATCCCAGTAATCTCTTTCATAGTTATCTGTACAGCTGTTGATATTTGTTGCCTGCTTTATGCCGGTATCCGGGAAATATGTGCCGTACTCCCACGTTTTCAGATTGATCGCATGACGGCAGGTATTATTTCCACCCCTCCAGATATCCAGTATCAGATAATTCTCCGTTGTCTGGAATGTGATCTGCTTGGTTCTTTTTTCATCCGCCGGTATCACCGGTGCCCTGAGTATCTCTGTCCACTTCATGCCTGCTGCCTCCTTTCTGCTTCTGCCAGGTCTTCCAAGGTGTACCACACTCCCGGCAGGATATAGACTCCGTCCACATCAAATATCTTGGCCGCCGTGATCTTTCCTTTTTCTTCCCGGATCAGCCCCAGATGTGCTCCGGCACAGCCGCTTACTTTTGGATGCTGTCCCCTGGCAATGGCGATTCCGTCCGGGATCCTGATCTCTGCCGTGTTCTCATTTACCTGTACCATATGGCGGGAAGTCTTCCAGTTATCCCGTCGAGGATGATGTATCATGTAAAGCATGGCTTCTTTTGCGATATCCCGGTTGGTAAGTTCTTTCAGCAACGTCAGCCTCGTACATGCAATGCGTGTGTCGTGTCCGTCTTCTGCTATGTCCCCTTCTGCCTTTGCTTTAAAATACCTGTTATATTTACCCATTCCGTAATACCATGTGCAATCCAATACATACTCACAGGCATGGAGACCGGCATCAGCACACTTTGATTTTTCCGCCGTTGCAGGTACTCCGAGACGATACTGGAACAATCCCTCCCCGGATGTGCAGATCATGTCCTTGTTCGTTGCTTTGTATACAATCATTTCTTCTCTCCCATGTAATAATCCAGAACAATCCGTTTTAAGTCATCCCGGCCGCACATGCCAATATAGGCGGCGCTCTCCGGCAGTCCTGCTGCCTTTATGATCCGCATATCTACCTTGATCCGGTTCTTCGATGACAGTTTCATACCGGCGGCCAGTACGTCCAGCAGTTTCTTACTCGGGTCGAATACGGCATTGGCTAGTGTATCTCTATTCTCATCCGCATGATCCACCGGATATTCTGTCAGCATTTGTACAACAAAATCCTTCCAGTCCTTCATCTGGCTTTCAAGCTGCAGATCCTGCTCTTCCATGTTCAACTTTCCGATGGCCGCCATCGTGGCATTACAGAGAAAATCTTCCGGATCTTCGCTGTCCATGTAGTCCTCGGCATCCTCTTTCTCCAGTCCGTTCTCGGTGGCCAGTCCGATCAACGCTTCCAGGTCTCCCTCTGCCTTCTGGGCGGCTGCTGCCCTGTTTAACTCCTCTACGGTATTAAATATTCCAAATTTCTTTTCCATCTCCGTCTCCTTTCCCGGTTGCACCGGTGCAATTCTGTCAAAATGTTCTATTTCTACCATTTCGGTGACATCACCGGAATGGTTTCTAACTCTAGTCACTTACTGGTGTTACCTCTTGCAATTCCACTTTTGTAAAAATGTTAGATTTTACATCTATCTTTTTCATGTTATAGCTGAAAATATCAGAATACTCATGTCTGCCTTCCACGGCGGTGATACGGTGACCCACTTCTCGGACCTCTTTCAGAATCTTTTTCCACAAATCCGCATCTTTGATTTCTTTCCCGCGACTATTCTTCCAGCCGTTTCTCGCCCACCGTTCCGACCAGCACTGATTGATCACGGATGCGATATAGCTGTTCTCCGTGTAGATCACAATTTCCCGATCACTTGGCAGTCTCTCCAGCGCCCTACAGATGCTCCACAACACCAGACGGTTGGCCGTGCTCTCCGCCTTCCCGATCTCCGGCGGCTTTTCATAGTTTTGACCGTTCTCCTGCTTCGTCCGCATGGTATACATGACCTTGCCCGTTCCCTTGGCCGATCCGCGCAGTGTCGCGCTCACAAACATTTCTATTATCAATCTCAACACCTCCTTCTCCCCGGCGGTCTCTTCCGCTCGGTGCACTTAAGTCTGATCAACGTGTAGCTCCGGTACAAAAATCCTGTGACCGGATTGATGCCCTCATGCATCCTGGCTATGTAATATCCCTTGGGTGGTTTGACTTCTGGCTTCCATCGGACCAGCTTGTCCGTCCGGGGCTCCGGGAGTGGCATATTGCGGCTGGTATTGTAGGAGGACTCCGCAATTCTGGGCTTGCCCGGTGTGCCGTCCGTCTTTACCTCCGCTGTGTGCTCGTCCTTGGTCAGGTAATTCGCCAGCTGCTCCATGTCATCCCCGTTAAATTTGCTGTTGCGGATCTCCGCCACATAGGTGCCGCCCTTGGTCCATGCCTTGGTTACAATGGCAGCCGCATCACCCTCCGGTGTCTGCTTGATCACAAGATGGATGTGCCAGGCTCCCTTGGTTCCACGCTCAATGTTGCGGATCCAGTGGAACGGTGCTCCTCTCAGCCGGTAGATCTTCCGGACCTTTGCCATTGCCCTTTGAAAGTCCTTCAGTGCCTCTATCATACTTGGCGGCCGGTTCCCCACCTCATAGGTCCATGTGATGAACAGGTCACCTTGATCAAAGTACTGTATCAGTCTCCACCGGCACCGCCTTGCCTTATTCCTCCGGTTGATCAACCGCACCTGTTCTTTCGTCGGCTTCTCCTTCTTCTGCCGGGTCTTTCCCTTCCCCCCATAGTTCCCGTCATGGTACTCTTCTACATCCAGTACATCCCCATGCCTTAGCCTTATTTTCTTTCTCTTAACCATATCTCTGTATCCTAACTTTAATATCTTAATCAAGTGCGCAGGGGCTTCTAAAAGCCCCATTTTTCTTGACTTTTTTAGTCCACAGAGTTACAATTATCTTGTCTATATAAGTAGCTCTGTGAGCTGGCCGGCATCGCCAAATGCCGGCTTTTTTATTGTTCTGCGTAGACAGGCTCTACTATGTAATTATCCGGTGACCAGTAGTACCGCTTTTTGCCTGTCAGCAGGAACTCCACGCCCTGGATCTCCCTGTCGTAGTACTCCACCGTGCGTTTAAAATCTGCCCTCTCACGCTGCAGGCGGTCCAGTATGACCCGGATGGCATCATCGGTGATTGTGATGTACCGAATGCCCTTCATCATTACCAGATGTGCACCGCGGTACTTCTGCAGCACGTATGGGAAAACCTCCTGTGCCTCATGGTCAACCAGCATCATTAATGGCTCTGTCGGGGTCTGTTCCAACCTCTCCATAATCTCCTGTACTCTCTCTTCTCTCACCGGTTATGCCTCCTCTCAGCTTCGCTATCTTCTGCTCCATAATCCGTGCCCTCCGGCGCTTTCCCTGCCATTTTTCTGCCTGAATCTCGCAAAAAAGGCAAAAAATAAAAAGCATAGCCGCCAAACCCATGACCATGGCGATCTGCTCTCCTGTCTCTGTTGTTTTAAATACCGGCTCCAGAAGTAATGCCCCGAGAATCGATATCGTTATATCTTTATACATCCGCACTCTCCCCCTCTATCTGCCGTTTTATCTCTTGTATCTCATTGATTTTTGCGCTACATATGTCCTCTTCCATCTCGAGAAATCTTAGCAAGGTTTCCTTCTGCGCCTGGTTGGTCGTGATTACCTGCACACCGCTAAATATATAGAGTTTAGCTGCAGGGTTTTCCTGCTTGACCTGTTTGTATACACGCTGCGCCAGGCTTTCATTTGCCGACTGCCAGAACTCTGCGCTGTCCTTGTTATTCATGACTTCTCTTACATAATAACGTTCGTCTATGTTCATCTTTGCCCTTCCCGATCACGCTCTCTGCGTGGTGCCCGGCGCCGAGCCGGACACCACTTGAACAGGTTCTTCCAAGGATCGATCCTATGCGCTATAGCAGTGGCGGCACAGGATACGGAGGTGTGGTGTTGGGAATACACCACGCACAGAACGTGATCTATTATGCTTGTCCATGCCCTCTACGTGATGCCCAGGTGGGGAAACCTGGACACGCACGCTTTAATTGTGTAAAAGGGGAGTGTGGTGTCGGGAATACACCACGTACAGGGCACGGAATACCTGTGGTTACGCTGATTCCTCTTTCTTCTTGGCTGCATATCCCAAAGTCTTCAGACTCTGTTCATTCAACCGTAAGGCAATCTCTGCCTTTTTCATGGGATCCATGTCATCCAATGACAATACCTGGTCCCCGATGTGGATTAAGTTTACAATCCGCATATGTACCTCCTGACTGCTTTTTTACAGCTTATGGTGCCATGGTTGTCTAAGTTGCATTTTCTAGCTGGAAGATTGCCCACCGCAGCGCTGCCTTGGTGTCCTCATCAATGTCGTTACGCTCTAAGAGAGCATATAATCTGTCGATTTTTTCCATTCCTGCTGACTCCTTCCCTATTGCATTTCGATTCTCCAAAATGGTTCGTTCGATATATCGAAATGCCTACCATATTGAATCCGACTTCTCCTTTTCCTATACTGTACTTACAGGCTCCCGCCAGAGCCGAGTACAAAAGAAAGGAGATTATGTTATGATTTTGAATGAATCAACAAAGTTCACACTTGCCAAAACTTTTACCGAATTAGCTATTCAAAACGGATTGATTGTAAAATGCTCAGATGCATCTGACACAGCTAATGAAGTAACTACCTTCTTCAATACCATTGTTGATACTATCGATAAAGAAACCGGCAACGATCATTAATCCCACTGGGCTCTTGCAGACACCAACTCTGCGAGAGCCTTCGTCTTTTCGGTGATCTCATTCTCCATGTCATTACCTTCATCGATACGCTTTTTGATATGCTCCGCCAGTGCATCGATCAGCTCATCTACTTTGCTCATTGGTTATTCCTCCTTCCTGAAAAGATCGCTTTCATTCACACCAAGCGCTTCCGCAATTCTTACTACATCAGCTACCTTTATCAGTCTTCTCCCTTTTATCATTGAGCTGAACATATTAGGTGTATAACCAGCCTTTTACGCTATCGAACACTGCTTCAGGCATCTCTCGATGATGATTTTGTGAATATTGGAAGCGACTGGTTCATTCTGTTTTCTTACTTCTTCTACATTCACTCCTGCTGCCTCCTTTACTGATCTATGTACTCACGTTTCGTGAGTTTTAAGGGTAAAAAATTTCACTAATTGGTTTCTGAAACAGTGCAGCAATACGGATTTTAATATTATCTCTCGGAATTCTCTCGCCTCTTTCATACATAGATAGTGCTGATACACTTATATTAAGTTCTTTTGCTGTTTCAGCCTGTGTTCGTTCCCCTCTTAATTCCATCAAGCGCTCGCCAATCGCTTTCGCATCCATTTCTACAATTTCCAATATCTTCATCTCCTCTCGCTCACGTTTCGTGTTGTTATCTGTAATATACACAATTTGTGAGCATATGTCAACACGTTTTGTAAATTTATTTATTGATTTTTTTCACGTTTCGTGTATACTATAATCAGAAGGGACGTGATTATATGCCAGAGTTCAAAGATATGCTTAAATATTTCAGGATGAGAGAAAATTTATCCCAAAGCGAATTAGCTGAAAAGCTTGGAGTTTCAGCATCAACCATAAGTATGTATGAAGTTGGTAAGCGAGAGCCTGACTTTGAAACAGAAGAAGCTATAGCTGATTTTTTTAATACAGATTTAAATACATTACGGGGTAGGGATACTGAAAGTGAGTCTTATTATTTAAATCCCGAAGCCCGTGATATGGCTCAGTTTCTCTTTGAGAATCCGGAATACAAGGTCCTCTTCGATGCTTCACGGAAGGTGAAGCCGGAGGACATCCAGTTTGTAAAAGAGATGATCGATCGGATGAGCAACAAGAACGGATGACTAGGGCTCATACATATTCAGAGGAGGTGGCTGACATGGATATCCATTCGGTACTGGCAACGCTGCCATACAGCATCAAGGCCTATGTGGTGGCAAATCCCGATATGAGCTTTACCATCGTCCTGAACGATGCTCTGTCCTTCGAGCAGAACCGGAAATCTTACCTGCATGAGTATGCACATATCATTAATGGGGACTACGACAGGAAATGCTCCGTTGATATGATCGAGTTGAATGCACACATTTAAGAAGGAATTATTATGACTTTTGTAAAAAAGCTTTTAGATGCTCTAAATATGGATAATTGGAATAAACAGAGAAAAAGTCCTGATGTTGATGCCGATACCTATTCTCCTAGCTTATATGAATTAATATTTACTTTCTGGAGGCAGCATCCACAAAAATACTCCAATGATTTTTCTTACAAAAAAACATCCAATGAAGAGTATTTACTTTACGGAAAGGCTTTAATTCTGTGGGGATACGATAAAGCTCGTCCTCTATTTGAAAGTTTTCCATATTATTATGAAACAGAGTGTCATATAAGTAATCCATTGAAATTACAATCGGTATTGCTACAGAAAGGCTATATTGCCCCGGCATCCGCACAGTCCGTATTATTTTCTTATACCGTTGCAGATTTAAAAATACTTGCAGACAGTATTGGTTGTTCAAAAAAAGGCAAAAAGGCCGAACTTGTTAATAGAATATACTCGTCCCTTAATCAAAATGATTTAAATGAACTCGCCATTCAATCAGGTCTATATACACTTTCAGATAAAGGTATTGCTTTTATGGAAGACAATTACGATTATGTTGACCTGCATCTGCACTGGAAATATAATATCTCATTGTCTGATTATAATAAAAACAGATTTTGTGGAAACAAAAAACGTACCTTTAACGATACCGCTTATACTATCCTATGTGAAAGAACATACAAAAAAACTGCTTCATTCAATTACTATGGATTAAGCCAAGATTATCTATCTTTATACAACATTACTTTTTCTGAAGGACGATACGATATAGCAATTAAATATTATTTGCAATATCTATATTTAAACACCTGTTGTATCCGTGAAGTAATGCTATACCAACCAGGTATTTATTATTCATCCGATGATTCGCTATCTTATGCTGTTATACTTTCAGCACATGAAGCTACTGAAATAGTTAAGTTAAAGGATTATTACAATCCTGTACTGGTTGATAATATCTATAAACAACCAGGTCAGCCACCCAGTTTTCTGGATATAAATGTCTTCAAACAGATGATACATGAAATGCTTACAGAAATTATATTTGATTATGAAAAATATAATGTACTTATGCGAAGCAAATTGAAAACTTATGTATCCATGCTGTAGTTGCACCGGTGCAACTGATATATCTGTTCTTTGACAATATAATACATTTAACCGGGTAGTCGGTGGACGTGCTCTCATCTGATCCGAGCCTTACGGAAAGGATGATTATTATGGTTTCATGGAATGACTTGTTTACTTTCGTCATCATGCTGGTGGCGATACTGACCTACATAGAGACCCACAGAAAGCATAAGAAATAGCCGTCCTGCTCTCGTCAAAGTTTAGGAACGGCTATCTCTGGATAGTTAAGTATTAAATTTTGCCGGGTCGGGTGAAGTGCACTCACCTTCCGACTACCTTGTTAAGTGTATTATATGTCAAATGATCAGTTTTGTCAAATACATAAAATCAGCCCCAGTGTTGGAGCACCGGAGCTGATCCGATCTTACCGGGAAATCCCGTATAAAATCACCTTAGACAAGTGCATTTTATCATTTTCCCGGACAGATTGCAATGCAAACATATGTCCGGGCATTTTTATGCCCATTTTTCCGTACATTTACTTAGGAGGAATGTGCAATGTCTAAGAAAGTGATGCGTAAGTCTACGGAGTCCACGGACCGGATCCGTACCGGTGCTGCCTATATCCGTGTCAGTACTGATGATCAGCTGGAGTATTCCCCGGAATCCCAGCTGGAGGAAATCAAAAAGTACTGCCTGCAGCATAACATCCTGCTGCCATCTGAGTATATCTTCGTGGAAGAGGACGGACGCTCCGGCCGTAAGTCCAGTAACCGGTATGCCTTCCAGAATATGATTGCAACAGCGAAGACAAAACCCAAGCCCTTCGATGTTGTAGTCCTGTGGAAATTCAGTCGTTTCGCCCGTAATCAGGACGAGAGCACCTTTTACAAGTCCATGCTCCGGAAAAAGCTCGGAATCGATGTGGTATCCGTCAGTGAGCCGCTGATCGACGGCATGTATGGCCGCCTCATCGAAATGATCATTGAATGGCAGGATGAATTCTACTCCGTGAATCTCTCCGGGGAAGTCCGCCGTTCCATGCTCTCCCGTGCCCGCAAGGGTCTCTATAATGGTAAGATGCCACTGGGATACACCAAAGCCCCGAATGAAAATCCTGTCATCGAAGAGCAGGAGGCTGCCATTATCCGGAAGATCTTTGATATGTACGCCTCTGGCAGTGACATCAATTACATCACCAGAGATCTGAATGACTATGGATACAAGACAAAGACTGGCAAGCGTTTTGATCAGGAAGGTGTGATCTACATACTGGAGAATCCATTTTACATCGGCAAGGTACGTTATAACATGCGGGAATCCAGTGCCACCAGTACCCTGCGGGATCCCGAGGAATGGATCATCAGTGACAGCCACCATGAGCCGATCATTGACATGGATACCTGGAACATAGTCCAGGAGCGTCGGGAACACAGCAAGAAGCTGATGCAACGCTATGAGCATCCGGTCTCTCACACGAAGCACTGGCTGTCCGGTCTTGTAAAATGTCCAGTCTGTGGCAAGTCCCTGTCACATAAAGAAGGTTATCCCCGGAAGTCCACTCACGGCGGATCTTATATCTCCGGCGAGGGCTTCCAGTGTCTGGGATACATGAAAGGGCTTCATACAGGCTCGCAATACATCTCTGCAAAGAAACTTACCTCTGCCGTAATTACGTCGCTCCATGAGGTACTGGAGAGTGTCACGGACGTATCCTTTGAACTTGTCCGCACCTATGAGCCGACTGTAGAGCTGGACAGGCAGCGTTACCAGCGTGAACTGGCTTCCCTGGATCGTAAGCTGGAACGCATCAAGGAAGCATATCTGAATGAAATTGATACTCTGGAAGATTACAAGCGGAACAAAGAGATGATCGAGAAGCGCCGTGCAGATTTGGAAGCTCTGCTCTCAGAGCTGACGACTGCTGCCTCCGGTCCTGAGAACTACAAGGAGCAGTTCTTAAGCCGTGTGCAGTCTGTCCTGGATATCATCGAAAGTGACGCACCGAATGACCTGAAAGCGGAAGCCCTCCGTGGCATTGTGCGTAAGATTGTGTTCTACAAGGATACAAATACCCTTGAATTCCACTATTACCTCATGGTAGAATAAAGCCTGTAACCCGCATAAATGCTGGATTTATAGAATAGTAGCCGTATTTCCGACCATCCCCCACCATGCCCCGCATCCAATACAATCAATGACATAAAAAAACTCCCGCATATCCTTTTGTTTCATGATATGCGGGAGTTTCCCCATTTAGATATTTTTTGCTTACTTTAAAATTGCTGCCGTCACTTCCTGCGGAATCACAAATTCCGGTGCTCCCATAGAACCGGGAGCCACTTCGTATTCGTCAAAGGCAATGACCAGTTCGTCTTTTTCATTAAAATAGAAGTTCGTCTGCTCCGTGATCCCCTGAAAATTGAATTCCGGCATATCGTCATTATCCAGGAAATAGATCACGCCTTCGTCCGCCGCCATCTGCTCCTGCATCTGGGTCTTAATGTTCTCGCTGATCGCGGAAATATAGTCGCTCCCTTCCACAAACAGATCTTCCAGTGTCACCACATTTCCCGTCTGTTTATCAATCGTATAAAACTGATTATTCTCGTAGCCGCTGGCTTCCGTCTCCAACACGCTTAATTTTACGGTGTAATACCTCTCATTGTCCGTAACGACCTCCTGGGACACATGCAGACCATGGTATCCTTCCTCGGATAAGGTATCCTCGAACTGACGGATCAGTTCCTCTACCGTAGCCTCCATATCCTGGTTGACCGCTTCCACACCGTCTTCCGACAGATTTGCTACCGCAGCCTCCTGTCCGACACCTTCCACACTTCCGGCTGCTGTGCCCTTAGGAGTGGCTGCCACTTCTCCAACGGAAGCACCTTCTCCTGCGTCTTCTCCATAGTTGATCTGTGCAAGTTCTACTTCAGCATCATGGTTCTCGTCACTGTAATTGTACTGCCGCACTGTTACCAGCCTAAAAAAGCCACCCAGCAACGGAATATTTTCCATGGCATGGGCTATCTGTATATTGGTATTTGGCAGTGCGATCATCACGACTGCTGCAGCCGCCACTGCTGTCCATGCAGAACGCCTTCTGGCGTGCTCTACTCTTTTTTTCTCCATCCGGGCTCTGTCGATACCTGCCTGCAGCCGTTCCCGTCCCGCTTCGGGTATTATCATATTCTCATACTCCTCTTTTAATTGTCTCAACTGTTCCTGTTCTGTCATATCTATTCTCCATCTGCCCGGTCGGTTCGGACCGGTCATGTTATCTCTTCCTATATCTTCCTATATCTCTTTGTCTGTATCTGTCTTATGTCCTGCCTATATATGATGTCGGGGCAAAATCCCACGACTTTGACTACGGATTGCTCAGCCCATGCTGCCCTCGAGGTTCAGCCGCAGTTTTTTCATCACCCGGTACAGCCTGCTCTTTACCGTACTCAGGTTCTCATCCAGGATCTTCGCGATCTCCTCCAGCTGCCTGTCCTCAAAAAATCGTAGGACTACGATGGCACGATCCTTTGGGTCAAGATTTTCTATTGCGCGCTTTAAATCAATATTTTCATAGATATCTTCACTTGCCGCCTGGATCTCCTCCACATCCACGCTCTCCTTCCGGCTGCGCAGGAAGCTGCACGCCTCGTTGATCACGATCCGGTACACCCAGGTCTCCACGTATTGCGGCTCCTTCAGGCTGTCACTTTTTAAAATAGCTTTATAGGCTGCTTCCTGTACAATATCCAGCGCGTCCGCTTCATTATGTACATAACTATAAGCAAGACGGTAATACTTCTCATACCCTTCCGTCAGGGCACGCTCCACCGCCTGTTCTTTTTTTCTGTCCGACATATATCCTTTCCTCACTTTTGAAAACTGCATGCAATTATTTTTCGGTATTTATTGTAACACATATCTTTTGATATATTCTACGATTTTGACGCTGTATTCCCGCAAAAAGTTTCACCGACAAAAAATATTCCAGACTGAGGTTTTTTTTCTTTTTTCTTTTAGTTTCTTTTTTTCTTTAGTTTTTTTCTTTTTTCTTTTTTTCTTTTAGTTTTCTATCATTTTTGACGCAAATAAGCGGCATACGTCTCTTCATCAAGACATACACCGCTTTTCATGTTTATACTGTTACACCCTTTGCCAGTACGCTCCCACATTCCCACTTTTATTCAATTACTATGTCAGATACTTATTCTTCCTCAGAACCACTCTTTTTTCTTACATAGAATACAGCTCCAAAAACATTCAGTATAATACAGATACCTATAATAATGATTATCGTATTATTCCATGCATATTTTGAAGTGCTGTCATCTGTCTTAGGTGCAGGAATGGTTTCATCAGATTTGTTGTCTGCCTGACCGTTATCACTCATAATCTTGGCATCAACAACAATCGTGTAATCTGATGCATGGGTAAATACAAGTTCCACATTTCCATCCGGATCAATCTGTCCGGCGCTGATAAATTCCAGTTCTCCGGTCTGTTCATTGTAGTAGAACAGGTTCGCATACAGTCCTGCATTCTTTGATTCCATGTTGACGGTCAGTGTGGCTGCAAATCCAAACTCTCCGTCATAAGCAAGAGTCAGATTCAAGGAAGAATGTTCCCCGGTCACGTTATTGATCACATCCACAGGAATGGATTTTCCGGCGTCGGCTCCGACTGTCACATCAAAATCAATATCTCCAGCTGCATCAGTAATATCCTTTCCATAAATCTTCCAGGAAAGACCATTTCCCATATCCAGAACAAGTGTTGTATCTTTGCCCTTGATACTGTCAATTACATCTTTCGGTACTACAGTTGTTCCGTTCATTGCAACCGTTACCGTATCGCCTGCCTTAGCTTCTTCAAGCTGTGGCTTGATAACATCCCAGCCTTCCTTGCCGCTGTCGTCCTTGATGTATGGCTTAATTGAATCTCCTTTTCTCTGCAATTACCGGTGTTGCTTTAGTTACTTTAACAGTTATTGTTCTAGTTACGGTATTGTAGTTGTTTGCGTCATTAGGTGTAAATACTGCCTGATCTGATCCACTTTTTCTGCCATAGGCATCCTCCTTCTTCCTGAAATAAAAAGATCCGACCAGATTAGAACCTAATCTAATCTGAACGGAATACTCATTCAGGCTTGATATTTTCCAAGCAGAAATATTTTTTATCATCACCCTTTTGTTAGCTACAAGAATTTACAACCTTTTACACCAGCTGCATTATAGCTTTTCATTCCTGTTAGCAAATCTACAATAATTTTACTGTTAGCAATTTGCATTTTCTGTTAGCAAAAATGCTCATTTTTTGATTTGCTGTTAGCAGAAAAACAACAAAAAAACGGCAATGATTTTTCTCTCATTACCGCTTAAAATAGAGCGTTCCCTATAGGAATCGAACCTACAATAGAGTCTTAGGAGTTCAAGTCACTACAGAAAATCTATGTTTTTCTTGGTCAACATAAGTCAAGCAACAACTTGATTTTACTGACTTTCCTGTAAATCCATGTCAAAATAAGAAAACTGAAAATCATCCAAGTTAAGCACCTCTCGCTGACAAATGAGTGACACTGTCACCCTGAGGGTTCAACCATTCCGTTCCTGCGAATTCATATTTATGGCTACCATTCTCACTGAATATGCGGTAATGATAACACTGTTTTCTTATTAGATTATCTATATTATAACGTGTGTGAGGTCGGATGTCGATTGTTTTTTGACCATTATTTACTCCGCATTACACGTACTCTCTTCTATGTTATAAAATCAAGCATCTTCTGCATATACACCATCTCCATAATATAGAAAAGAGGAGTCCCCGCAGGTTCTCCCCCGGTCGCAGGCCTCACAGGTTTCTGCAACGCGATCACTGTATTTGCAGTTTATTCCGCAATGGGAATGGGTTTTCGGTCTCCATCCCGACCACTGGAACAGGTTTAAGGTCTCTGTTCCGACCTTATATACATCTTTTATATTTTAATTATGCAAGATAACTTTAGAATCTGCAACAAGTTGTTGCTAAATTAACTGCTTATTTATGAACTCAATTCCGTTACCAGTGAAGAATATCTTTTTGTCCGGTTCTTTATATCCTCCTCACTGACACCATAATAACAATA